AATAAAATCCTGGTTCTCCAGCGCCGCTGGCTTTAACTCTTCCCCAAAGATCCATGAAAAAATCTTTTGTTACACGATGGCGCATTAAAACTACTGAATTGTTAGCCCGACCACGTTGGGGGTTTTTCTCCCACCAATCTCCAGCCTTTGCTGATATCATTTCATCATCGCCAGCGCTAAAAAGAGAAATAAGCGCTGCTCTTCGGATACCACCAGCTAAAACAGCGTCAGCAACATGACATATCATATCATGAACTTCAATTGAAGTAAGCTGAGAACCACTTTCCTTTTGCAAAAGCATCCCCTCTAATTTTACAAGACATTCTCTCAAGGGTTGCGGACCTGGAGCTTTACCACCACTTGTTACAAGACGCGCGCCTTTTGGTCTAATATCGCTGTAATCAAAGCGAATTTTAGAACCACCAACAAAATAAGACTTCATCAATACTTTTACAGCGTCTGCCCAGCCTTCAATTGAATCTCCAATAAGATGCCGGCGTGTTCGCTTAAGCGAAGGTTTAACAATTTCTGGAAGCTTTTCAACGTGATGAAACTGAACACTGTATCCAACTCCAGTACCCCCAAGAAGCAAAAACATTGTTTCGCTAAATGCGCGCCAATCATCAACAGGAAGATAAGCACAATTAAAAACTCTATTTGGGGCTACCTCGATAGGTTTGCCACCAAATTGCATTGAACGCATTGAAGGAAGTACTTTTTTATCATATACAAATTTATATGCTTCTGTAATTTCCTTTTTAAGTTCAGGAAATTTTTTAACATGCATCTTCTTATTTCTATCTACCAGTTCTTTCCAGGTTTCTCTTCTTTCTTTCCTGGGTAAATATTTAGCATATTTCATATGCACTGTAATATCCGAGAGGATTTGATTGGTGAGTTTTTGCGTCATGTTTGTGCCCCCTTCTTCATCATTTTATAAACTTTTCGCGCCGTCTCTAAATCTGTTTTATTCTTCTTTTTTTGCTCATTATTTTGTAATTGTACAACGTCAGCTTGTTCCAGCACTTTAATAGTTACGGTTCCGGTGTCCATAAATACAGAATATATAATACCATCAGGGCCATTTCTATTTTTTGCAATAAATATGCGGCCTATATTACAGTTTCGATCTTTAATCGTCCTAGAAAGACTTATAATAAAATCTGCCACAAAGCATTTATTAAAAGCCTCAGAGATCGATTCCATTGTGATTACTTCGGCGTTAAGTCCGCTTCTGTTTGTTTGAGAAGCCGTGACTACTGGGCATTTAAACTCTTGTGCCATGCCGCGAAGTTCCTCATAGATCGACTCTAGTTCATGTCTTTTTTCTGAATTCTTTCTAGTGACCGTGCTTCTTAGAAGATCGCCATAGTCTACAATAATCATATCAATTTCCATCTGGGTTTGTCTAATTTTTTCCAAATGGTTTTTGAGTGTTACCGTTGATGCAGATTTTGTTGGATATTCCTTTACAATCAGCTGCCCATCGATATCTTTAATTTTATCATATATGGCTTCTTTTTGATTCATAAGGCCATCTAAATTGATTCCCGTGATACACGCATCATATCGCTTCGCAACAGAAGTATCGGACAATTCTAATGTAAAATGAACAACGTTTTTACCTTGCTTAAGAGCTTGAACTCCTAAATGCACCAATACATGCGATTTGCCGGCGCCAGTTGGAGCAATTACCACTCCTAATTCGCCAATGCCAAGACCACCTTTCGTAATCTTATCAATTTTAGACCAACCAGTTGATATTGGATTTCTAGCTTTTTCCATAAATCTTTCTTCAAAGTCTTTTATGTAGTCATATCCAAAATTATTATCCATCCCAGAACGGAGCGCTCTTAAGATAAGATTTTCGACTTCTTCGAAAGAACAATTGTTAAGTAAAGGAACAGACTTTATCATTGCATCTTTAAGAACTTGTTTTTTGCAAAAATCTAAACTTTTATTTTTTACATATTCCTTATCTGCAACCTCTGGAAAAGCTTGAATGCGGACAAAATAATCATTTATCTGTTTTCGAATAACATCATTTTCTATTTCCAACTCTGTATTAAAAATAGAATTTAACGTTCCGTTTGTTGGATGTGTTTTATATTTTTCTTTATATTCGAATAACTTACGAGTGAACACCTGAAGGTATCTTAATTCTAGAAAACCGACATCCAGCACTTCCTGCATTTGATCGCAAAAAGATCGATCGTAAACCAAAAGTTTACACAAATTTTCTTGGAAAGACTTTCCAAATACACCTAAATTTTCCATAATTCTCCAAGTAATTTTTTTATTGAATAGAGTAAGTATATCTAAACAATTTTCAAAAGTCAATCTATTTTATAACTCAATGAAACGATTAAAAAAGTTTTTTTACTTAAAAACTCTTTCTTTTGAAGTAGCATAAAGGTTAGGAAGGAAGGATCTTTTAAGACGAAGTAAACGGTTGAATTTCGCCCTTTCGCGAGCATCTGTAAAAGTACCTGTTGGACGTCTAATCTGCCCATCAATAACTTGATCCCCAAAGTCATAAAATCTAGATCTAGTGTTTGAATCAGAATTTCTAGGGGGGTCTGCTGTTGCAGCCAATGCAAAGGTGGCACTAACGAACAATGTGACTAAAAAGGTTTTCATTTAACTCCTCCTACGAGTTTTAAGCTTTAACTAATATTAACATACGTTATTAAATAAATCAAGCTATTTGTGAAGTGGCAGCTGTTTTTTCTACTTTCGCCAATTGATCAAAAAACTTAGAAATATTATCAATCTTTGCTGGGTCGAGTACTTGAAGTATTTCAAGCACAGCGGGATCTCCTAAAATATTAGGATCTTTAGCTTGTATTATGGTTTCTAAAAATTTCTGGTCAAGCTGGCCATTTATAATCTGGTCTGGAAATTTTTCAGCTACAATGTCTTTAAGTCGTAACATTTTTGCATAAAATTCATGATCTGACGTCAAATAATCATAACGCTCTTGAGAAAGTCCTGTTTCTTCTTGTGATAAAAAGATATCCATTGCTTTCGCTGCTTGAGTTTGAAGTCGCGACATCGGGATCATTGTTGCTGAAAGAGTATGATCGATTGCATGATAAATCTCTTCTCTTAGGCTGTTTTCAAATTCCGTCATATTAAGTTGTCCGTTGGCCATGTACTCATATGGATTAACAACAACCTTATTCGATTCCTCATCGTAGGCAGCTGCTACTTGGCCCCCGCTTTGACTAAACCCTGGACGAAATGATCGATACATTCTATCTGTTTGAACACCTTCGTGAACCAATTCCACTGGGAGGTTTTCAATAATTTTTAATATTTCAGGCTTTAGTACGTCAAACTTTTGTAAGATCTGTTCACGACTTTGCTCCTTGAACCTATCCATATTTTGAATAAATTTTACAAAAGCTTCTTTTCTTTGCTCACTTAAATAATTAAGCGCGATTTTTCCTTTTATTTCTTTTTCTTTTTCTGCAATTTGACGTTTAATGTCAGAATTAACACTTTCATCCTGAGCTTCTGGATAGGTGTTATAGAAAGCGCTTAAAAAAGAATCTTTTTCGGCTTGTGCCACTTGAGTTTGAGCGGGCACATCTGGCGGGTCGGCTATAGCTGATTTGGATCCACCCAGGGAGCCGGCTAAGATGGCAGCTGCTGTCGCCCATGGTATGCCTTTTCTTTTTGCCCAATCCTTGGCTCTTTTCCAAAATTCCGCTTCTGTTAATAAACCTTCGCGAAGAGCTTCTATATCTTCTTTGCGGTTCTCTAAAATAAAATTAAGCGTTTCTTCACGCACTAATTGTTTTAATTCACTTTCAAGTATGATCATATTGTAATTAGTAATTATTTAGCGTTATAACGCTTTTTATTATCGATAGAAATTTTTCTAAATTTTTGAATCATATCAGACCAATCGACTTTATCGATTCCATCCTGATGCATCAATATTGATAATTCTGTTTTGTTGAAATTATATTCAAACTGTTTTACAGACCAATCTATACTCTGTTTAGTTTGGATTGACATGCTTGGGCTGTATAACTGCATTAACTTATAATTTCCAATTATCAATTGCTTATTTTCTGGAATGGCTTTATATGCTTGAATCTTGCTTTCTTGATTTTCGCAATATTCAATTAATTCGTTAATTGTCACATCATCTTCTTTTTTAAAAAAAGGAAAGCGTTTTGCAACGGTTTTTAATCCAACGCCTGAAACTCCTACTAGATTATCCGATTTGTCACCGACAACGGCACGTGCTAAAGCAAAATTGTTTGGATGGATGCCGTGTTCTTCTATTATATCTTTACGATTTAAATATCTTTTTTGAATCGGCCTGTGCAGCACTGTTGTGTCATCCAAAAGTTGATAAAAATCTTTATCACTTGATACAATTACCTTTTGGCAATCTTTAAAATAGGAATATCTACAAACATATGAAATAATATCATCTGCTTCCACTTCATCTGCAACCAATTGAATGACTGGCAAACTGTTTAGGTAGTCCATTATCTTATACATCTGTGTGATTTTGTTTTCTTTTTCTTCTTGTTCTGTTAAGATCTTAAAATTTCTATTAAGACGTATTGGACTTCTACCTTCTTTGTAATTGGAGTTTTGCTGTTTTCTTTTTCGACTTCCTCCGCGTCCATCCCAACAGACAACTACTTGAGTTGGGTTGATGTCTCTTGTGAGTTTTTGCAGTGATTTTAAAAAACCAACAACGCCACCAATTGGCGTGCCATCCTTCGCTAAACTGGGGTTGACAATATAAGATCGCACAAAAAGGTTTAGCGCGTCAATTATCATTACTCGTTCTTGTTTTTTCATAATCGCATCTCCTTAAATGTATCATCACTCGTAGAATAAATCACCTTCTTTATTCCAACCCATCGCATAGCAGCTTCACACATAGAGCAGGGTTTACTTAAACGTAGTTCGTGCTGATTGTTAGTTCGGACAACATAAACTGTTGCCCCTTCGGTGTGGTATCTTTCTATATTTAAAATAGAGCCAAGTTCTGCATGCACTCTTGAATATGTTTTATCATTTTTTTTAAATCTCATCGCAAAAGAGCTAAATTTATTTTTATTACAAGATGCATTTATGATGTTAGGCCCTTTTACTAATACTGCTCCATGCCTATGCATATAATCAGATTGAAAAGAAATACGCTTTGCAAGATCTATATATTTCTTTTCTTTTCTAGATAGTTGTTTGTTTCTTAGATTGTCTTCCATAACAGATATATGATAATTTATTTTATTAAACAAGTCAAGTGGGCTTTAGGTCCACTATTTAAATGCAAAAAAGGGACCAATTTGTAATTTGATGGGAAAGCTAATTAGTTTTTTCTTCGGCATCATAAAAATTGGCGGCGGCGCCGATTCGTTTATCGAACTTAAGAACCACTTCTTCATCCATAATTTCCAAAACACGAGCTTTAAATTTCTCATCTTCAAGAAATTCTAACCATTTGGCTGATTGGAATTTTGTGGACGTGCCGTCTTTATATTTTAATTCATACCATGCACCTGAGCGTTCTAGATGATCTGACCCGCTGATGGCATCAAACCAACTATCTTCGTCAGCAATACCAACCTGATCCCCCCATAATATTTTAAATTTGCATTGACGGCCTTGAGATCCAAAACGTGACTTTTCAAGCTTTACTTTTACTGTATTCCCACATCTATAGCCATGCTTGTCTACAACAAAAGAAGCTTTTGCTTTAGGTCTTGTAAGCCATATACGAAGCGAATAAGCATAAATCATAGCCTTGCCACCAGGAGTCACGTAAGGCGTTGTAAGAGCCTCTGACGGTGATCTGGTGATGTTGGTTTTTAGCTGATTTAGAACCAAAAATGTTGATTGACTGTTAGCCAAAGGAATTGTTAGCTTAGACATTGCCTTTGCTAAAATTCTCGGCTTTACAGCCATGCTTGATTGTGGGTTAAAATCTCCCTCAATATCTGAAACAGAAGGGGTAAGAGCTAAACTATCCCAAATAAATAACATTTGACTGTCATTTGATTTAAGTAGCTCTTCCATCGTCTCTAAAACAAATTCTACTGACGTCGCTTGAATATAAAGAATTTTTGATGCATCGCATCCAGCTTTCTCAAGAAAAGAAAAGTCTAATGAAGATTCTGAATCAAAATAAATTACATCCATGCCCATTTTCTGAGCATTGCCGCCAATTTGAGCAGCCATATAAGATTTGCCGCTAGCTTCTAAGCCAGCAATCTCAGTTACCTTCCCAACTGGAATTCCAGCTAATTTTCCGCGACAAGCAATACTATCAAGCCATCGCGAGCCAGTTGGGATCCATTGCTTAACAATTGTTGGATTTGACTCATCTGCTAAATCGACGGCAACTTCTTGCCCAGCTTTTTTATTAATTAATTTTCTCATTTGATCGATTGATAATCGACCAGCAGTGTTTTTATTTTTAGCCATATTATTTTCCTACTTTAAATGCATGACAGCAGCTGCGGAAGCCTTTCTTACTCATTTTCATTCCCACTGTTTCTCCATGATCTTTGACTTCAAGAATGTATTTTGGGCTTCTGGTAATCAAGTTGGTGATATCGCTATTATCTGACCAAAACCACACCCACCCATCTTGAATATCTTGCTTATGGGCACTCACAGCAGTTTCGCTATCAGGACCACCGCCTTTGCCTTTAAAGCGTTTAGCCACTTTCTGAATGTTCTTTAAAAAGTTCTCTTCACCTCTTTTATAGATCTTTGCGCTCACTTTTTTCTCCTTTTTAGTTAAGCAACATATACTGAGCTTGTTGGCGTCTCTTCACTTACTTCTGAGCGAATTAAGCCAAAATCATCCGTAGACTCATACCAATCATCATAAAGTAAATCAGGCGTTAGTCGAACCTCTATCTTTTTTATTTTATAAGAAGCCTTATACAACACTTCATAATTAAAATATTGTAAACCTCCTGAAACAATTATTCTCCCACATACACATTCTCGAACATCGTCTTCAGTTCTTGAATAAACAATACTTTTACATTCTCCGCATTCAACAGCTTTGACTAGCACCTAATTTTCCTCCTTTTTTATTAAATGTGGGGCATCTGTAAACCCATGCCCCCCTGCGGTGTGAAATTAACCTAGAAGCTCAGAAAAAGCCTTGTCGACCTGATTTCCACCAGACGGCATTGAGGTAACCTCTGCTTCTGCTGTTGAATTATCAGAATTAAGATAGTGATCCAAAATATCCTGCACTTCATCACATGTCTTGCGGGAATTTTCGAAAAGCGTATCGAAATCCGGAATATTCTTAAGAAGCTCGGCGCCAGCTGCCTTATCCTCAAGAAGAGCCGAAGAAGCCCGACGTGGAGTAATCTTAGTCTCTGGATAAGACGCACCCGCCGGCTTGGTATAAGTAATAACCAAGTCAGTTCCAGTCTCTGGATCTGTGATGTCGCCATATTCTGGGTTCATCACAAGCCCAACTAGAGTTTCGTAAGCACGCTTACCGAAACCCCAAACCTTTACACCTTGGTCTTCCTCACCACGCACCAGGACAGGAGCAAAGAAGCGCTGCTTAGCACCGATCTTCTTGGCCATTCGTCTTGACTCTTCTGAGCCTTCCTGCCAAAGAGCACGCACATATGTGTCCAAAGGACAGTTTTCACCAAAATTACGCTTTGGCGAAAGAAAACCAGGAGTTCCATCAATGTAATGGAACCAGAAATCCTTAAAAGGATCTCCATCCGAAGGACATACGAGACGGATAGTCTGTTCTCCCTCTTGCGGCTTCCAGAAATTCTTGTTGCCACCCTTTCCGTTGTTTTTTAGTGCATCCTGGCGTGCCAGCATCTTACTCATATCAATAGCCATAATTTGTTTCTCCTTTTTATTTTATGGTTAAAGTCATTCTAGTGATCTTCTAGAATGCTAATTTTTGTATCAATGTACTGCTTTTTTCGCAGTAAGCAAATAGCTCATCATAATCAGTCGAATAAACTGAATATGTAATCTTTATTTTATCATGTTCTAGATTATTTTTAATGTTTTTTTGTATTGCCTCCATTAAATTTTCGTCCTCTTCCAATTGTTTCTTTGGAATACCATAATAGTAATTTTTTTCTCTTGAAATGTCAAGATCAAAAAACAATTTTTCTTGATTATTTTGCATATCCATTAAACCAAACGTGCTAATACGCGCAGTATTAATACGATTAGTCACTGTTGTGAGCACTGGTTCTGTGTGCTCAAATACATTAATCATGTGATATGAAGAAACAATCATATTGTTTAAAGAATCCATATACCTCATTATTGGAACTGGTCCCATTATAACAGATATCTTTTGATTGTCAAGTAAATAAAGTCTCTTAAATACTCCTGACCGGGCATATTCTTGTAATACATTGAAAAGTAAGTTATTTTGCAGTTTTTTATCCCCAACAATATTTGCTCGTTGAGGAATAATATACATAATAGATATATTTGTTTTATCTTTGATTTTTTCCAAAATAGAAAGAGAAGCCCCAGACACCATCCCACAGCTGGTGATAAATAAAGTTTCAGGCATCACCTCCTCTTGTAAATACTTGATTATACCTTTCGGTAATTTCTTTTCATACAACTCTGGAGACGCCTGGGGCTTAAGGCCAAAAGTTCTTTTGGTCTTTTTTAGTCCTACATCTATTTTTATTATTTTATATTGTGGATATTGTTTGAATTGGTCAGCAATATTACACCCTGCTTGACCTAAACCTATTACGGTTTGCATGCTTTCCTCTTATCTTATTTCAGTGTAGCGATCAACTTATCTAACTCTTTATCTAGGCGATCTAACAAGGTTGTTACTTGTCCAGACGCAGCCAAATTTTTCTTGCTGGCTACTACCTTAAGCTTCCCAGTTATTGTCGAAAGAATTTGACGCTCAGCCCCAGTAAGTCCCTGTTGGGCCGCTTTAGCTTGAGCTATGTCCTTCTTACGATAATCTCCAGCTGCCATTGTCTCTTTTTCTTTTATTAATTCTTCCACAACAAGTTGTTTTAAATAAGATTTAGTAAGTTTCATAATATTTATCTCCTGCTTAGTAAGTAGTTATATAATGTGCAATCTTCGCATATCAGCCCAATTTTTGCCACCCGAGCAGTTAACTTTAAATTTACCAAATCTTGTATTGCTAAACAGTTCCTTAATCTCGTTAAATTGATATTCTTGTTCCGTGTGGAGATCAATTACAATAGAATCATGATTGCAGAATTTAATAAAGCTTTTCTTATCTTGAAGAAATTCCCAAACCTTGTACATTTGCTCGAAAACAAGATCTGCGGCTGTTGATTGTACAAGATAATTCACAGCATGTTTTTCATCACATTCAATTTCTCGGCCAAAAGGTGTTATAACCTTATTATCCTTAAAATACAAAGTTTTAAGTTTTTCCCGGTCATAAATCT